GCCTGCAACCTCGGAATACATCGCCGCGCTGAGGTGGTAATCGCGTTCTGTGATTTCACGGTGCAGGCGGGCGCGTAAGTAGTCCTGCTTAATGCGGCCCATGCTGGTGGTTTTCAGGTCAGCAGCAATGCGTATACCGTCGATTTCCAGTTCAATATCCGGACGTACGCGCACCTCCAAACCGGTTTCGTCATCCATGCCGAAGTAACTCACCTCGTTAACGCGTGACGGGTGGTTAAGTAGGTTGGAGACAGACGGGTGTGCATAAACGGCGTTGTTAAGTGCCTGGAGGAGTGTGAAATCCGTATCACCGACGATCCATTTCCCCTCAGCACCTTTGCGCCAGTTCTCGCTAAACTCATCAGCGAAAATTGCGTCAGGTTTGATTTCGCGCACCACGGTGGCCAGTGCATCTTTGCTGCCGCTGACGTTGTAGGGCTGCATTTTGGCGCGTTCTTCTGCGACAAAATCAGGCGCAATAATGGCAAGCTGGCCTAAAAGGGTGTCGCGGCTGCCAGTGGTTTTAAGCGGCTGCGGCAACGCGGCGTTGAACTCCTTGATGCAGGCTTTCATAGCTGACGCCGTGTGCTTTTCCGTTTCCGGGATGCGACGGAATTCGTCGGGCAGGTTCTGATAGAGAATTGCCGTTTCTTCTGCGTTAGCGCTCAGGGATAAAGGCGCTGGCAGCTTTTCGTTATGCGCCTCAATCATTTTTTTAATTGCATCGGGATCCGCCAGCGCCGGTAATGCGGCGTTATAATCCTCGATGATTTTTTTCATTTCGCTGGTGGTGGAAATGGCCCCTTCTGGCAACCCGGGGTAAACAACAAAATCCTCAGCGAATTTTTCCGGCTCCAGCGTCAGGGCGTGCAGTTCGGTACCAAAACGCAGCGGCTTTGTTTCTTCGCGCGGTATCGATTTTTCAACGTGGCGGCCGTGGAAATACATCAGGCTGATCCGTGCATCTTTTACCATGCTGCTGCTGATACCGCTGGCGGCGTGGTATGCCTCGTTAGGGATGTTTTCATAACGGCCAGGCTCAAACACGGCGGGGAATGTTTCAGCTATATCAGCGACTTCCGGCACCACTTCCGTTTTTTCACCCTCATTTGAGGCGGTTTCTGCTGGCTCTGCTGTTACCGGTTCTGCCACTGGCGCAGGCGCAGGCGTTTCCACCTGCAACGCTTCGGTTTCACCCAGCAGGGCAGTGACATCAAATATGCCGTTACCCATATTTTTAATGGGTTCGTCTGTCACTGGCACCGCTGCTGTATCAGGGGCTGGCTCAGGTGTAACGGCTTTAACCGTGCTGTGAGCAGCCGCAAGCGTTTCCTGTGAGGGATTGGCGTGGTCTGTTTCAGCCAAGGTTTTATTGATGTAGTACTGCAACTGCTCCGGGGTAAGGTGAATGTCTTCCGGCGCAGAGCGGATCAGCGCAAAGATGGCCGCACGCGAGTTATCAAGGATGCCGGGCGTGTTGGTCAGGGCGCGATTCCATGCCGACCAGGTCTCATGACGTTCTGCGACCATTTCCTTAGCCCTGCGGAAAATCGGCGTAGGGATTTCGTAAATGTCGAAATCAGACGGGAACAGGGCGCAGGCAATTTCGATACCCAGCGTTTGCAGGGTATGTTCATAGTCAGGATTGCGATCAGTTTTGATACCGCCGCCCGCCGTGGCGCCGCTGGCGGTTTTCTCTGTCACAGTGGTGGTTGCCACGGTTTGATATTTTCCAGTGATACGGGCTGCCCATTTAGCCGTAACGTCACTGCGGCGATTATTGTTACCCTCAGCGCGGGCAGAGGAATCATTGTGCGCATCCAGCCATTCACCAGTGAATTTCAGCAGGTCAGCAACCTGCGGAACGCCGGTGCCAGGCACCCACACCAATTTAGCCGCCTGAACCCAGTCAGCGATCGTTGATTTATAGGCGTGCTGCAACTGCATCACTTTGGTACTGCGGGCCACCAGCAGCAGGTTTTGCGGGTAGGATTCGTCGGTATCCATCGCCAGCGCAGCTACTGCGGCTAAATCCTCTTTGGTGTATTCACGCTTGTTACCGAAAATCCACGCACCGATAACAGCCTGTTCAACGGTCAAATTTTCCAGGGCAATAATGCCGTCCAGCGTGGTTTCAGTTTCAACGACAGGATCAACCGTTGCTGGTGCAGCGGGTTCAGCAGTGGTTGAGCCTTCGGCGCCGGGAATTTTCTCCCAGTTCATTTTGTCGCTGGCAAGCTGGTAGCGCTCACACCAGGCGGAATCAAGCACACCCTCGGGCGGCAGATCGTCAACCACATGGAAATTGGTCACAGCAGGGGAAAAGAAATCTTCCTCACTGAGTCCGGCATCTTCCATAGCGTTGGCGGCATCGCGAATGACGCGGTTTTCACTGGCGCGCGTTTCCCAGAAAACGTGATCTTTCTGGCCTGCTTTTTTCTTGGCGCGCAAGTATACGAAGAAAGGTTTAAGTGCAGTCATGGCCGGTTCCTCAGTGTCTTACAGCGGCAGAGATAATTGCGGACATAACAACAGCAGCCGGATTTTCATCAGAGGCGATTTGAACTGCGTCAACGTCCAGGTTAGTTCTCCAGGCGAACAGAGTTCGTAGGGCGCAGGTAGGGCAGTGCTCATTACTGATACGGCCAGCAGAATTGAAAGCAGTTGCGCTGTCATCGGTTTTATTAATGCTGATATAACCAATGATTTCACCGGCAGCAGAAATACAGTCAATACGCTGTTCCTCTGAATAAAAAACACATCTGGGTTTTATTTCGACTGCAAAGTTAAGACACATAATTCATTTTCCTTTTCTGATTTCAGAATGTGGATTTCCCTGACGCATGCGCCACGGGATATATTTGTGATGAGATTTAATTAACCTGCGGTTGCCCGAGTTTATTTAAAACGACTTCAATTTTTTCACTGGTAATACGGATACTTTCAAAAACAGACCGTGCGTAAAGCCCTTTATCGACGTTGGCAGACGCCAGCCATGATTTACCGTTGTGACGGATCAGCGTGCCCGGAAGCACATCACGACGGGGCAATAAAGCGGTACCGTACATGGTGATCTCCTTACCCTCTTCGCTTGTTGTGGTGACAAACCTCGCTTAAAGCTCTCTGAAATGGTTTTGTTGATGGTGTGCCATGTTGCTGATCTTCATGGTTGCGCTTTTTCACGCTGCATTTCGCACCATCACAAAACCATTTCTGTTTGCCCTTAACGCCGGGCGGCGGAACATTTCTCTGAGCGACCACTGTGGGCTGCTGAGGCTTAAATTAAGTACTCTAAACATGAAATGCAAACTTTTTTTGTTGATTTAACTTAACAAAAAAGACGAAGGAAAATAACCCATTGATTAATGAGTTATTTTTTTGAGGTTCGCTTGCGGGCTTTGAGTAGTTCTTCGAAGAGGATATTGAAGTTTTCAACGCGAGCCCTGAGCTCGCTGATTTGCGCAGCCTGTTCTGACTCAGGCAGAGAGCGATATAGGCTTACAAGTTCAGCTTCATCAGGTGATAGCTCCACCTCAGCCTCAATAAGGACAGGCTCAGAAGGGGCTTTATCATCATCACCAAAAAGAATCCATGTTTGGCTACACTGCAACGCTTTACAAAGGGCGTGAAGGTTTTTGCCTGACGGCTCAGTTTTATCACTTTCCCACAAAGAAACAGTCGCATACGAAACCCCGGCAGCTTTACCAAGTTGCCGTTGATTCATTTTCAGTTCTTTTCTGCGCTGCAGAATACGCTGGCCTAGGGTTTGAATATTCATTGTTTAGTTATCTTAAATACTCTTGACTTAATTATCATTGTCAAATTATCTTGTTTAAAGTTCTTAACAAAGTGGTGGGTTTAATGCTTAAACAAGATGCAATAAATTTTTTTGGTACTAAAACCAAAGTCGCCCGTGCAGCTGGCGTTGGTCGCTCAGCTGTTTCTCAGTGGGGCTTGCTTGTTCCGGAGGGTAAAGCGTCGCGCCTAGCGAGAGCATCCGGTAACGCTTTGCACTACGACCCAGCCATCTACGACCAGCATAAAGCTAAACGACTCAAGGAACTGAATCATGAAAATCAACAATTGCCCTGACATTCAGCTAGTTGCTAAGGAATTAGAAAGCTGGGCGCATGAAGTTGGCTGGAAATATGTCGCCGCAAGCGTTGCTCATCATCGTCCTGATTTGCACGAATCAGCTAATTCACTGTCAGGGCTGCATAACGTAATTCAGACTATACGTCGGGCATTTCGCGGTAAGTCTGGCCATTACTACGAACAGGCCGCAGAGCTTACGCCAGCTGTTCTTGCGGCAATGCCGCCAGACAGACGCGCACGTGTGATTAAGCCTGGTTCGCGTGAATTACGTCTCGCTTGTGTAATTAAAAGGTTTTCAGGTTTCGCCTCTACAGCACTACTCGATCCTGATGGCGCCGAAAAAGAAATCGATGAGTTAATTAATTCACTGATGGCTTATCAGCAATTGACCAACCGCCCCAAAGGCGGAGGGGGAGCGTCATGTCTGTTGAATTGATAGTGACCCTAATTACGTTGTTAGCGGCTGTGAATGATTTAGCGTAGCGCCTGACGTTACAAGCAGAGGTATTAATGGCCAATTCCTGGCTCAGGCTCTGGCATGACATGCCAAACGATCCTAAATGGCGAACAATTTCCAGAGTATCTAACCAGCCTGTTTCTCTGGTACAGGCTGTCTTTCTTCATCTTTTAGTCAGTGCGTCACGCAATGTCACGCGAGGTCACGTTGATGTCACGCCGGAAGATTTAGCGAGCGCACTTGATGTGACAGAAGACGAAATAATTGCAGTTCTTGAGGCGATGCAGGGACGAGTTCTCGACGGGAATCTTGTGTCTGGATGGGATAAAAGACAGGTTATCAGGGAGGACAGTGGAAACTCCTCAACTACCGCCAAAAGCGCGGCAGAGCGGAAGCGAGAGCAGAGAGAGAGGCAAAAAGCGGAGGGTAAAAGTCACGACATGTCACAACATGTCACGCAAGAGTCACGACGTGTCACGACAGATAAAGATAAAGATAAAGATAAAGATAAAAGATCTAAAAACATTATGTCTGGCACTGAACAGGTTCAGCCCCAGACCATTGAACCGGTTTTTATCTCCCTCCCGTTGTCCGATGGAGGGAGTCAATTCGATGTAACCGAAAGCTATCTGCGTGAGCAGATGAGTTTATATCCGGGCGTGAATATTGAGCAGGAACTCAGAAACATGCGGGGCTGGCTGGACAGCAATCCTGCCAAAAGGAAAACCCAGAGGGGTATTAAACGTTTCATCACCACATGGTTGCAAAACAGCCAGGATAAGCCTCGAGGCTGGCACAGTAGCAGGAATGCAGGCAGGGATGTCAACACCATTTCGACACCAGACAGATCCATTCCACCAGGATTCAGAGGGTATGAGCCATGAAAAATATCGTAGCATTAGGAAGCGTGCTGGAAAGGCTGAAAAAATTCATACCGGCTGGCATTGAACCCAAGTTCCGAACGCCTCAGGAGTGGCAGGTCTGGCAGCTCGAAGAAGGCCGCAAACGTGCTGCCGAAGTGGACAGTGAAAACCGACGCGTCAGGTCAGAAAAGATCCTGGGGCGCTCAGGTATACAGGAATTACACCGGAGGTGCTCATTTTCAAATTACGAAGTTACCTGCGACGGGCAGCGAACCGCACTCACGATGGCAAAACGGTACGCCCAGAATTTTGGCGAAGGGTTTGGTAGTTTTGTGTTCAGCGGTAAGCCCGGCACAGGAAAAAATCATCTGGCAGCCGCGATTGGAAATCACCTGCTGAAAAAAAACCGTAGCGTGCTGGTGGTTACGATACCGGATTTATCCACGTTGGTGAGGTCAACCTATGACGGCGCTGGCTCAGAGTCAGCTCTTATTGATGATCTGTGCAAAGTGGATTTACTTGTTCTGGATGATGTTGGCGTGCAGCGTGAATCGCGTGCTGAATGGGTACTGCTCAACCAGATTATTGACCGTCGCCTGTCCTCGGTGAAACCAGTTGGCATTCTCACCAACCTGAATCACGAAGAAACTGGAAAAGTTCTGGGTGCAAGGGCGATGGATCGCCTGAAAATGGATGGGGGGATCTGGGTAAACTTTGACTGGCCCAGCTTTCGCGCCAGGGTGACGCACCTGCGCGTAGTAAAGTGATTCATGTTAATGCCAGATTTCACAAAGGTTTAATCTTAAACACCCTTAATAATTCTGGTGCCTGGAATTTATAAAGTGCTTATCACTGTATTAATATACAGTAAAATCCTGCTATTCTTTAGTCCAGTTAACCGCTGCGCTTACTCCACTTGAGCGCATCGCGCACAGCAAAAAAGAATAACAGGAGAACGCCAATGAACATTCCTGACGAACTGATTGCCGGGCTTAAGGATGCTGATGGGCCGGTGCTGATCAACTTTAAGAGGGGTGTTCCCGTGAGTGGTTTCCTTCTCAGAAAAGGGGAGTTTGTGACAAGTCTGAGGGCCCTACTTGAGGCGCGTGAAAGAGCCGGTCTGCCACTTGTGGACTGCGAGGGCAATCCCATATACTGAGCACGGGTCTGAACAGCCCGCTGAGTAACCGCTGTGCCAACGGAGACAACTATGGTACAGCTTCATCTTATAAAAACTTCTCCCACCACGCTTATGGTCGCCAATGCCGAAGCGTGCGAAGTACTGTCACGTCTAAAAACCGGTGCATGGCTAAACTGTGACATCCGTCAGGCCCGTAATTATCTTTTCCACAAAAAATTTTTCGCACTGCTGAATCTGGGCTTTGAATACTGGACGCCCACAGCTGGCGCTGTGTCGGAATCCGAAAAATCTTTACTGCGTCAGTACGTCGATTACCTCAGTACGCTGACCGGCCAGCAAAGCGTGTTAAGTGAAACCCTGGACAAATTTCTGTCGCGCACAGGTGCTGATCGCGCTGAGGGTGTGGCGCTGGTTAAGTCATTCGAAGCATTCCGCAAATGGGCGGTTATGACAGCCGGCTTTTACGATGAATATATTTTGCCCGATGGCACTCAGCGCCGCGAAGCCAAATCAATTTCGTTCGCCAGCATGAAGGAGCACGAATTTCAGGAGGTTTACAAAGCGGTTTTAAATGTCCTCTGGTACCAGATCCTATTTCGCAAATTCGAAAGCCAGCAGGCAGCAGAGAACGCCGCCGCACAGCTACAGGAGTTTGCCGCATGACAAATATCCGCAAGGAAGCGCGTGGCCGCAATTGTCAGGTGAGAATTCCCGGCATCTGTAATCACAATCCTGAAACCACAGTGCTGGCGCATTATCGCCTGTCAGATTCATGCGGTACGGGAAATAAACCTCCAGACACACAAGGCGCTTTCGCATGTAACGCCTGTCACGATGCCATAGACGGCAGAATTAAAACTGATTTTACCCGTGATGAACTCCGGCTGTATCACGCAGAGGGAGTGTTTCGAACACAAAAAATACTACTGGATGAAGGAAAATTATGATCTATCCATCAACTACCGGAAAAGCAGACGGAAAAGATTTGCGCTTACGCACCATGGAAAGTGTCTGGCTACAGGGTAAGTTGAAAATGTGGGGGCGCTGGGCTACATACAGCGATATGCCGGAAGCAGTAAATATGTTTAAGCGCATGCTTTCGCGGGGGAAGGTGACCCACGATGATCTCGTTAAAGCTATGCAGAAGTTAAGAAAAGCTGGTCTCAGCAATATCGAACTGGAGCAGTGGATGTTCCAAATGCAGGAGGAAAGTGTTGTCAGCAGCCTGGTATTTTGTAGCAATGAAGAAGGTGCATTGATGGACAGGGTTATCGGGACCACACTGATAAACACGCCTGGACTGCTCAACATCGTTAAGCAACGTTACCTTGGGCGCGGTAAAAAACAGTCAGAAATAGCTCGCGATCTCAATGATTACCATCCAGAGTTATCCTTTCGGACATGTGAAAGGCGCGTCAGCACATGGCTAAACGCGGCTGAGTTTTCGCTGTATCGACCTTTAAATGATGCCTTCAATTTAAACAGCGAAAGATTTTCATTGCAGGTTGTCGCAAAAACTGATTGAATCTCGCTATGCTTCGCAAAGCTGTATCGACAAGCAACAGAATTCATAGCCCCGCCATCGTGCGGGGTTTTTTGTTTTGGCGGGTTTGTTGTATTGGTGCCTGCGCAATGAAGGAAAAATAGTGCCAGATAAAAAAATTCCCGCCAGCTACAGGCACGCGACTGGCGGGAAATGGACTGCCACTTAGAGGTTGTTATATTTTTCATAGAGTTATCACAACTACGCACTGGAATCGTAGATTAATTCAGCAGGTTTTAATCAAGAAATTAAATTGCTTTTCTTCGTGATAATTACTCGTTTGACGTTTTTATTACAACCTGAGTAATGTTTATACTGGTACTAATGCGGTGAATCCCCCTAAGCGGCGGGGCTAAGCCACATTTGGGGTGAATACCTTAGCCAATGAAGCGATTCAGGTTGTGGCTTTTCCTGATTCACCGGGAGGCACCCGGCATCGCAGACATATAGCTACAATTTTCAGCACTCTAAGGCTCACTTCGGTGAGCCTTTTTAAATGCTCGCAACAAATTTTCAACAATGTGATTTTTTGCCAAGAATCAGACGTCAGATGGTTGTAATTTTAATACGCCCCTTCAAGAGCTAAGCCATTGCGAGTGCCGGAGACAAGCGCCGGGTGGGGCAACTAACAAATTTAATATGCGTTTAAAACGCATCCATAAAAGGTCGCCTCGGGTGGCCTTTTTTTATTTACCCTCCTTCTACTCACAGCTTCCGTAATCAACGGAGGTACTCACATGGTCAAAATTATGCCTGACAAAATTTCGACAGCCACGAACTACAGCGTGACGGGCGGCTTGGTATATGGCGGTCTGCAGGGCTGGTTCGGCTGGCTGCACGGTCTCGACTGGAATCAGGTAGCGTTAATCGGTGGCTTCGTCATCGCGATCCTGACGTTTATCACGAACATGTACTTTAAGCGTCGCCAGACAAAGGCTTATGAGAAAGCGCTCGACAGGGGTTATGTCACTCCACCACCGCAGGATGACTAATGATGGCGATTTCTCCTGCTTTACGTAAAAGCCTCATCACAGCTGCTGGTGGCGGTGCGTTAGCCATCGCAGCTGTTCTGATTCCAAGCCTCGAAGGCAATTCCTACACGCCATACCGTGATGTCGGCGGCGTCTGGACTGTATGCAACGGCATAACTGGCCCGGACGTGATTCAGGGGAAAACCTACACGCAGAAAGAGTGCGATGCGCTTCTGCAAAAGCACCTGCAGCCCTATGCCAGGTCGGTGGAAAGGTCCGTAAAGGTTCCGTCGAATGCATACCAGAAAGCCGCTCTTATCAGTTTTAGCTATAACGTCGGCGTTAATGCATTCGAGCACTCATCGGTACTGCGCAACCTTAATGCCGGCCGCTATCAGCAAGCCTGCGATGGCCTTCGTAGCTGGGTATACGTTGATCGCGTGAGGATTCAGGGGCTGGCGAACCGCCGTGACGTTGAGCGGGAGATCTGCAACTGGAGCCTGAACCCATGAGCTGGTTAATTATTAACTGGCGCGTTGTGCTGGCGTTTCTGCTGGTGGTGTTGATAGCGGCTTTATTGCTTGCTGCGGCCCACTACCGTGATTCAACACTCAGAGTGGAGCAACAGCGCGATGCGGCAATCCAGCAGACAAAATCAGCCGAGGCTGTCACCAACAATGTTATCTCTGCCGTTCGACTGTTTAACGACATTGCGGCCTCGACGCAGGGACAGAAACAGCAGTCCAACACCGACAGCGAAAACCGAATTGTTGTTATCCGTAAGGCGGTGGAGACAGATAAGTGCGCTGCTTTGCCTGTTCCTGCTACCGCTGCTAACGAGCTGCGCACGCACAGAAACCAGATTCGTTCAGGTTCCACCAGTCCCGATCCCGGTGGAATTAACCGCTGATTGTCCGGTACCGGAAATTCCCGATCCACTTACGTGGGGCAGCAGCCTGGAATTAAACGAACGGCTGTTAACCGTGCTGGGAAACTGCAACAAGGACAAAGCCAGCATCCGCAAAATCGAATTATCCCGACAAGGTAAATAGCATCATGTTCACTACTACTGCACTCATTACGTGGGCGCTGATTGCGCTCGTCACTGGTTTCGCTGCAGGCTGGCTGGTGGGCTTGTTCCGCTGGAAAAACAGCCCTGTTAAAGCTGAGGCCGAATCAACAGCCATTCGTGACGGCTGGCAGGATGTAGAGCAGCGCTTTCAGGCTCAGATTGACGAACTGAAAAGCAAACTGGATGAGCAGGCCATCGCTCAGCCGCAGGAGGCGCAGAGTGAAACGCCAAAAAAGATTTAACCGACGCCTGGA